ATCATCAGCAACAGCCGAAGTTGTTGCATTAGATAAAGTACGGAATATTTTTTGTGGAGGTTTTGTAGGAGAACAAACAAATATAATATCACCACTTTGTGTAGATTTTAACCCATTCAGTTCAGCCGCAGTCCATGGAAATGCTGTTACACTAAAATCTGCTTCATATGTAGGTGGGGATGAGACTGCTGTGTTGTCGGTTAAAAGTTGATTTTGTGACCATACTCTTAAATAACCTCCAGTTCTAATTAGGAATGTTAAAGTAACAGTAGCACTTGCAGTAGCTAATGCTGATAATTCAAAGTGAGTTGAATCAGTAATAGAACTAATAGTTGTATCATCTGGTATGCCATCACCACTTACTGAATCTCCTGCTCTGAGTGTAGATGTAGCGCCAATTGTTACTGTGGCATCATCATTAGCAGTAGTACAGGAAATAGTGGAGGTTGCAACTCCTAATTCTATAATATAGGTATTATCCTTATCCTTGAAGAAAGGAATAAAGACAGCAGTAGAATGTTTAGCATCTCCTATGTAATTCGTCCCGGGGCGTTTAAGAACTGGCCCTGAGAGAACAGGAATCATATTCTTAGAGCTTTTGTACCCATAATGATAGAACTCTTCATTAGAACGACCCTGAAGGCTTTTTGCTAATACACCTTCATTAAATTTAGGTTGGAGAAATTCATACTTCATTTAGTTTTCCATGCTTGTTGATCAACTTCGTAACCAATAGTAGGAGTATTAAATGTGCGGTGTGTAACTGAGTACCTACCTTTTTTAGCATCAATATATGAAGATCGTTCTCTATGTTCTGGAGTTTTATCTCTAGAGTTTGCTGATCTGGCTTCTTGTATTGCCATAAAGTATTTTTGAGCCATTTCTTTTTTTAAACCTTCTTTACTTGTAAGAGATTCGGCAATTTCTACTGCAAGTTTCATTGCAATTGCTTCAGCCAATAATGAGTCTAAATTATTAGTATCAGTAGGAGTTGCTACATATAGTAAATATAAAGAGGTTTCATTAGATAATATATTTTTCTTTTCAACTTGGAATCTAGAAACAGGTTCTACCTCAACAACTTTAATGCAATCTGCAGGAAGTTGATAAGTATAATTCCAGCCAAATATAGGAGCATCAATTTGAGTAAGTAGTTTACGTTCTAATGCACTATTCCAGACATTCATCCGTAATACAGTTTCTATAACTTCATTTATCCTTGCAGAACATGCTCTAGCTCTTGAACTGTTTTCTGTAAGAGATTGTATTCTAGCTTCACCTAGATTACTCAAGGCAAGATTAGCTATACCAGTTTTATCCATAGTAATTTATAGAAAAGGGGGCCAGTTGCCCAACCCCCGATTGTTAATTGATGTTAATCAATTGAATAGTGACACATCAAACTTATTACTACACCCGCATTTGGGTCAACCCCAAGAAGTGTTGCAACTATATTTGCTTCATCAGGAATACTTGTAGGGGCAATTGCAATACCCTTATTCGCTGTCGCTGTTGAAGCTCCACCAACTTTCCAAAAAGAGAGAGCGGTTTCACCAGATATACCATCATGCCATCCGTCAAGGTCTGTATTCGCCGCCGTAGCGGTTGCAGATACAGCTTGCCAGCCAACATCAATTGTTGCACTAGTTCCTAGTGTAGCAGAAGTTTGAATTGCTACTTCCCATACTTTACAATCAGACGGTAATCTGCCGAAATATAAAACATCATTTTGGGCTGTAGCCGTTACTACTGTGTATGTATCATACAAAACACGCAATCTTCCGCCCTGCGTAGCGACATTAGTCAGCTTTGCTGGAACAGTTGAAAACCGTTTCGCATAATCTACTGCATATACATTAGCCATATTGTCCTTTCATAGTTTGGGTTAAGCTGTTTTATAACAAGAAATTTCAATGACCATTTCTTCCCAAACTCTAGTTGCACCAATATCCATTTCAAAATATGCATACGGAACAAAAGATTTGTCAGAACGTCTTTCAATTTCAGTTATAGGTTCTTCCCAAGAACAAAAAGCTAAACCTTGCGGATGAAAAGCAAGACACTTTTCAACTAATCCTGTGCCTGATCCAGTAGTAGGCATATTTTCATACCTAATAAACTGGAATCCTGCAAAGTAATTAGTTTGCCCCTCTACCAATGCCCGGATGTTATTATAATCCGTACTTTGGATTTGGGTTGAGTGTAGCAGAGCCTCAATTTGAGATGCAGAACATACTATGAAATAAAGTGGATTACCACCTTCATCATATTGATCTGCTTCATTTTCAGAGAGTTTTCTGCGAGCATTAAGCAATTTATCAATAGAAAGGGTTCGACCTGCCGCTCCAGCACTATTAATACCACTCATGGCATCTGTTGCTGTACCAAAGGTAAAATCCTTTGCAATGAAACTGCTTGGGAAATTAGTTGAATTCCAGACTATCTCGGTTGCACCGTCCATTACACCACCATCTGATTCATAAGCAGAACCAAATGCGGCATCAACGATTACAGAGTCCATTTTCCGAGCCATAGCCATAGACGTAGCTTCTGCATAAGGTTGGAACACATCGTAATTCATACGTCGTGTATCAAAACCTTCTACAAAGAATCCAGCATTTTTAGGTTGTGCTGATACTCTCCTACGTTGATGGGATATTGCCTGTACTGGCGAATCTGCAAAACGTGCAACTTTGTCTAGGGCTTCGTTAGTTCCAATCTTATCAATGAACTCGGCAACACCTTGACAGTCTGGCTTATTGGTTACAAAATTCCGTAACCGGGTAGTCTTTTGTTGAAGCGCATGTAAAACATCAGCGGAATAGCGATGTATATACGACGTTTCAATATCATAAAAATTAGCCATATTGTACCTTTTATAGAAATCTCATACACGATATGTGTATAAGTAACAATCACTATAACCTAGAGATTATCCATAAAGGGTCTCAAGAGAATGTTTAGTAGGCCCATAGGGTTGTCTACCTATTATCTCTTGTTCGGCTTATCCTCCACTATGGAGGTGTGAAACTATCTTACTCTTTTTTGATTTGGATATGCATCTTTAAATAACCTATCCATTTTACTCATTGCAGTTTTATGACTTGGGTCTTTATTATCTCTATATGCTTTAGAGAAGTCCTTGTCACGATAAAGAGACTGAATCTCTTCCTGCGCCATTTGCGGAGACATCTGATTTCGACCTAATCCTGTGCCTACTGCAAGTGATTCTTCTCCTAGTAACTGACCTACTTTTGAAAAGGCTTTGATCACTTCAGGGTGATTACCAAAGCCAGAATTATCCAGAACGTCAGTTAGTTCGGCAGTACCAAATTGAGCATAGGCTCTTCGGGCATAATCCAGATTACCATCATAATTTCTACCCCAATCACGTTGGAGTCCAATAGTAGTCTGAACCTTTAAGTCCTCAATAGCCTGTTCCTCACTTTGAGCATCTTCCTCTTGCATGTCTGAAAAAAGACCTAATAAATTATCTGCTTGATCTTGAGTAAAATTGTTCTGGTGTGCAAATGTTTTAAAATCATCTAGTACACCATCTACATCTTCTCCAAAATCATAACCATTTGCTTGTTCAGGTCTTCCAAGTTGATTATAAAAACTATCCCAACTTTCCCCTTCCTGTGGAACGGAGATGAGATTGTCCGGGTTTCCTCCTATCATTTTGACTGCATTAACGTAGGACTTAGCAAGTTTGTCTACAGAGTCAAATGTTTGGAGACTAGGTTCATCCCTTAAGCCTTCAGGCATAGTGGATGGGTTAAATTGAATACCAGTTTCAGCTTGCCCTGAATCTTCTACAGGAGCTATTTCTTCTTCCATGTTTAGTTATTTTAAAGGTTATGCTCGTCTTTCTACACGAGCCTGTTCCTGCATGTCAATTCTTTTTCTAACAGCCTCCAAATCTGCACCAACGAGATTAATAATCTCCATTACTACAGTTCTTTGACCTTCTTGCCACGCAGATGTATAGGGGTCTCCAGCATGTGAAGTCCGAAAAACATAATGTGCATTTGCAAGCATTGCAATAACATCCTGTCCTTCTTCACCACTAAAAACCTCTTTAAAACTCTTACGCTTCCCTTTTTCCTGTAACCATCGTGAAATCATGCGGCTTGTGACCTAAGTGATTCAGCTTTTGCCATTGATTCATTCAAATCACCAGCGGCTTGTGCTTGTTGCATTTGTTCTTGTTCCTGTTGTTGTCTTTGTTGTTCTGCAACCATTTGATCAACTTCTTCTTTTGATCTAAGGTTAGAAATAGGTATTTGCAGGACTTCTGCCGTATTTGCTAATATCTGCTGAGTATTAAAATACAATGGTATGGTCTGATCAATCTGTGCAAGTGGCATAATCATCTCAAACAGTTGATTCATTGAGTTTAGTTCACCTGAACGCATTGATATGGATACAGGATTCATATATTCAATTTTAAACTCACCTTCCATCTCATCAGGCATTTCTGGTAACTGGAAAGACCTCATTAATACATTAACTGTTCTTTTTATTAGTGGATCAAGAAATTCTGCTTCCTGTCTAGCAAGAATAGGCCCAAGAATAGGCATTTTCTGTCTCATTCTTACAGATACTTCTGTTGCACTAAACCGCATTACATCACCATCAGGTGCTACAGGGCCGGGAAGTTCTAACAAGTCTAAGAAATAACCTTCTCTGATTGCGGCAGTACACTTAGAGTTAAGCCTTTCTGCATACTCTGGTCTCGCATTAGTTGGCACTTCAAAGATCATATCCTTGCCCCCTAGCCCGATTGAATAGTAATTTATAGCATCCGGGGTGGTATCTAAGGGGTCTAAGAGTCCAGAATCAGGTACAAATAAAGGAGGGGATACCGATTTCTGAACT